AGTGGTAGCTTGCTTTAAGGCTCTCGTGGCTTCCAGGCTTTGCGTATACGCCGTACACCACGCGATCAACAGGCACGTCTACGATCTCCGGCGCATCGTTGCGCTTTATGATTTCGTTTTCTGTCGCGTGCGCTTTGAACTTTACCTTGATCTGAAACTCTGTCGCGCAGTAAGGGCACACGCGCGCCGACGCATGCACATAGCAAGCGCAGCCGTCGCAGACTTTGACCGGCGCTTCACCCTGGCCTTTGCTCTTCTTCTTCGGCGTGACAGGATCGTTAACCGGCCCAAGCCTACGCACGTTGCCTGCGAAGTCCAGCACCAAGCAGTTTGGCTTCTGCGACGCTGCAATGGCTGCAAGCCTGCCTTGTGTTGTGGACAGGTCAAAGCCTGGCGCGTACACCGGGCGCCCGCCACGCCCGAGCATCTGCACGTGCAAGCCTGGCGACTGTGTTGGACGTAGTCCGATGATCAGGTCAATCAAGGGGAAGTCGTAGCCGGTCGTCAGCACGCCGTTATTGAAGCAGGCGCGATACTCCCCGGCGCAGTAGGCAGCTAACCGATTGTCTCTCTCGCCGTCGGGCATCTTGTTGTGGACAACGGTTGCAGACACGCCTAGCTCGTTACAATACTGCGCGCAATGCTCGGCATGTTCCACTCCTGAGGCGAAGCCTAGCCAGTGAGCGCGGTTGGCTCCCAAGCGCAGCGCTTCGGCCAAAGCCGCGCGGGTTACTTCGGCCTTGTCAACTGCGCCCTGCAATTGCTTCTGATTGTATTCGCCTTGCCTGATTTGCACGCCGCCGACATCAAGCTCCGTTTGCGTAGGGCGCGCGATCAACGTCGCTAGATAGCCTTCATCGACGAACCAGTTGAAAGCGGACATTTCGGTCATGTCCACAGCCACGTCGGTAAATAGTCCGCCGTCAACAAGATCGCCCTGGCCTAACCTGTAGTGCGTAGCCGTCAAGCCGATCACTTTCAACTGTGGATTGGACTGCTTCAAGTCGCGGATGAATGTCTGGTAAAGCGTGTCCTCTTTCGGCGATACTAGGTGGCACTCGTCGATGATCAGCAGGTCAATAAAGCCGAAGGCGCCTGCACGATTAGCGACGCTGCTTATACCTGCAACAGTGATCGGAGCGTAGGCTTCCTTGCGCCCAAGTCCAGCAGAATAGACGCCGACAGGCGCAGTCGGCCAGAGGCGCAGCAGCCAGTTAAGATCCTGCTGTAGGATCTCCTTGACGTGCGAAAGCAGCATGGCGCGCGTGCTGCTGTACTGGCGGAAAGCCTCAACAAGAAACTGTGCGATGACAACTGACTTGCCTGTGCCGGTCGGCATCGCCACAATAGGGTTGCCTGTGTTGCCTTCGGTGAAATACTGCCAAAGGCAATCAACGCCATATTGTTGGTAGTCGCGAGGCTTCACCGCTTTACGTCCCTCGGTCGTATCCACGTCAGCAATAACGTGTAGGTTGCGCTGTCGATGATCTCGGCTTTGCTTTTGGTCAGAAGCCAGGCCAGGTATCCGGGACTCATAGCTTGCGCGCCTCGTATTGTGGACATCCAGCAAGCTGTTGCGCTTTCGTTAGTGCTGGTAGGTCTGCGCGGTCGTCTAGCAGGCATTGCCACGCGCCATCGCTTGATGGTCTACTATTCTTGCACGTCCGGCAGTTGCGCGCAGGTGCTGCCTTGCCGTAGCACACCGGAGCTTTGTCGCAGAACTTGCATTGCCACCAAGACGGATCGTTTTTGATTCGCGCAGGCGGCTCTTGCGCAAAGATGATCTCGCGCGCACGGTTGGCAAAGGCGCCGCTGATTGCAGCGTCAGCCGGAACGATCTCACCGTACAACGAATCATCGTCTTTGCAGACGGCGAGATAAAGCCCGTGCTGCAACTGATACGCGGCCATATACATTTGCATCTGTACGTAATGCGTGAACTTGGAATTCCTGACGCCTTCGCCTTCACATTGCCAGGCGTTGCTGTCAGGATCGCGAGCGTAGTCAAGCCAATTGCGCCCGGCTAGCTTTGCAAACGAATCCTTGCTGTGTGTCTTGAATTCCAGCAACACAGGCCCGTCGACTTCGGCGATTGCCTCTGCTACGCCGTCAAGCGAGCCGCCGAAGTGTCCGCCGTGCAATGCGATCTTGAATTGCTCGCCTGGCGCTTTGTACTGGTAGACTTTGATCCCGGCTGCGGCGAGCATGGCCACAAAACGCGGTTCTTCCAGGTGCCCGCGATTGAACAGACGCAGCAGCCGATCACTGTGTGCCGCCGCTGTTGTCCAGCGGAAGCCGTACCATAGCTTGCGGGCGCAATAGTCGCCAATGACGGACGCGCCAAGGTGCGCGCGAAACGGCGAATCGTCCGCGCGGTAAGCATCTTCAGCAAGCGGCATCAACTCGCGCAGCAACGTGCGGAACTTGGCGCCTTGATCGACTTCGATTGCTTGCTTGATTGCAGCCAGTGTCTTGTGTGCAATGTGGATCATGCGATCCCCTTTCGTGACTGTGACAGGAATCGAACCTGTGTCCTCTACACCTTACGTAGGTGGTGCTCGGCCGTCTGAGCTACACAGTCAGAGCCCGCGTCGGCATCACAGCTTGCTTGCTCCCCAGCTAGTAAGAGCGAGCCGACGCGGGCAAATGAACTACTTGCGCCAGGGTGGAAGGGGACTGCCAGCCGGGGCAGCGGCGGCAGCGGGCGGCGCCCAAGGCGCGGCGGGCGCAACAGGCGCAGGCTGTGGCGGAAGCGCCGGATTCTGGCCAAACGGCACAGCGGGCGCAGACGAGAAGCTAGCGACCACGACAGTACCCTGTGTAGTTGTTGGCATGTTGTCCTGAATGTGCTTCACGGCTTTGACGTCATTCGTAGGATCGAAGCCTTCCGACGTGCGCACAGCCAGCTTGATCTTGAGAGGAATACCGTGCAATTGATTGGAGTCTTGCAGGATGAAGACTCCCGTCGCGTGGCAATAGGCCGAAAGCTGGCGCTGCGCAATCTCGCAAACCTTGACCGCGTTTTCGCCTCGGTTCCACAGGTTCAGGCGGTCAAACACCTTGCGGTTTGCGTACTCGCCGTCGATGATTTCCAAGTCAAGTTGCAGATAACCGGACTTGTTGTCCTTGGTCGGCTTCACTTCGCTGTTGATGATGTGGGCATTGTACCAGCCGGCGGGCAAAGGCTCGAAAGCCTCTTGCGGCTGGACTGTGTGGGCGTCGAATGGTTGCTGAAATAGTCGTGCCATGGTCTAAGTGCCTCCTGTGATCTTGTTGATGATTGCTGTCAGGTTAGGTTGCTCGAAAGGATCAAGACAGCCTGACCTGTCCTTGCCTTCATATTGGTAATCGGCTTGTGTGCAGATCATATGCTGCTTTTTGCCCTGTTGATCGCGAGCCACAATCAGCCGGAAAACTTCGTCAAATAGGTAAGGCAATTGCTGGCCCAGCTTCTGGCCCGGCATCATAGGTTGAAAGCGCAATGCCCCACTGGCTTCGTCTTTCGCCCACTCCTCTTTTGCTGTGATGTAGACGTGCTTGCCTACAATATCACGGAAGGCGCGCAACAGCAGCATCAACTTATCCAACAATTCACCATAGGCTTTGCGCGGATCTTTGTTGCTTGCCTTCAAAGTCTGCAACAGCACTTCGGCAATCTCGGTTGAGGAATCAATACAGATTGTGGCAAACTGCTTTGCCTCTGCTGAGCCTGTTACCCACTGCCATACCTCGCCGATCTCGTCGAGTGTTCGCACGGACGCGCCGGGAATCTTGTAGCGCGCGAGTGATAACAAGCCTGCTTCAGCGGAAATCACAAACGGCGCGGGCGCTGTTGCGCAAATGGTAGTCTTTCCCGTGCCGCCGACGCCGTAGCCTAAGATTTTGACGCCGTTGCGTGCAACCTGATCTGTTGTGAGCCAATTGATCATAGTGCTAGTTCCTTCCGCTCTGCTTGCTCGCATGCGCGCACTTCCGCGTCTGCGTTGGCTTGCTCGATTTCAGCAGCTTGCAACATCTTGCGCGCGTCTGTCAAGCTTTGCCTTGCAATTGAGCGACGGCGCACAGCTTGCAATAGCTCCTCGCTAATCATGCGCTTGCCTTTGTGTAGCGCGGCCAATTGAAAAACACCCACGCCGCTGTGCGAGTGATTACAGCGAGGCTGTAGCAAAACTCCCAATGCTGACCTGTGCTGTCGGACCAATGGTACATTTTCATAGCCTGCGTCCTGTAGCGGTTACGCGCGTATTGTTGAGTGCAAAGACGATCTGTTGATCGTCGAGCGGTAGATTTGTAGATCGAAGCGAGCGCACGTCGCAGCCGAGATTGGCCAACATATTCCAGGCTTCTGCGCGTACTTCGTCTTGCTTACGCTTCTGAATTGCATCTTGCAGAACGCGCACGTCTTTCGGATCTGTGACGTTTACATCGTATTCGTTGCTGATAGTAACAAGCTCTTCGAGCACATTACCTGCGTCGAATAGCTTATTTCTGAATGCTTCGATCAGTTCAGGCAGCGACAACAAAGGATCGATCTCATTTTGCTTGGCGATGTAGACAGCAGTCTTGAGCGAATCTTCTTCAGCGTGCGCGTGCTCGTGCTCGTCGAAGTATTGAGCCAAGTCATCCCACGAAATCGAGGTTGGCGCGTATTGTGGGAACGCCAGCGTAGCCAAGCGCAAGCGTTGGACGTCGCCGACTTTGCTACCTGCTATAGCTGCAATTGCGGCGCGGGCGTTGTCGCGTTCGCGCAAACTGTTGAGTACTACCCGATTCAGGTTTTCAATTGCTGCCGCTTGTGCTGCAATGATCTGATCCTTGGTTTGCTCTTTCATTGCTGCACCTTCGGCGGCACGAGTTCGAGCGTCGGCAGTCCAGGCGTTGTCGTGATACAGGTGTCAAGGATTGCCCGCGCCTCTGCTGTTAGCTCGCGATACTCTTTCGTCACGAGCGAGGGCTTCCAATCGAATAGCCGATCAAGCGACACGTGCAGCGCTTTGAGCGGCGCACGTAGCGACTCGACTACACGAGCATCAATCTTGCGTGTGTAGCTGGTAGCTCGCTTTATCGTCCATCCGTCGACTTCGACGGAGCAGGTGCCTTCGTCAGGCGGTAAGAGAACGTCGAGTGCTGCGCAGGCTGATTTGCGTGCCTTTTGCTCGGCTTCGATCAAAGCCTTGGCGGGCTTGGCGGCTTCGCTGGCTGCATACCAGGCTGCTAGTGCTTGCTGCTGTGCTGGGGTTAGGTTCACGCTTGCACCTCGCACACGCCGTGCTCGGCTACCATCTTTTCGATCTGCTTTTCAGTCATCATAGCTGGGGTCCTTTGCTGGGGTTTTCGATCCTGACAACACCTACGCTACTCGCCTAAAAAGCGCTGTCAAGAATATTCGTACGATTATTTTAGTACCAGAATCTTCTTGCCACACAACGCGTTTTAGGACCATATTCCCGAGCTATGCGCACACGCAAGGACAAAACCGAAGTGGGTAGCCTGCACCTGACTACCTTGGAACTGCTGAAATCCTCAGATGAAACCACGTTTGACGTAGCCGTAGCAACGGGCCTGACGTACGGCTGGATCGTGGCCTTTTCAGCAAACAGCATGCGAAATCCTTCAGCCTCCAAAGTCCAGCGGCTCTACGAATACCTCACGGGAAAACCTCTCAAGCTGGCGCGCTAGCCATGCGTGGACGTATCCCCGCAGAGCTGCGCAAGCTGGCGCAGTGGGTTTGCTGCCGACCTGACAAAATACCGCTCGACTCTCGCACAGGTCAGCGAGCAAGCGTCACCGATCGTGCAACCTGGAGTACTTTCGAGCAAGCGCTAGCAAGCCAATTGTGGACCGGATTTGTCCTGAATTCAGATCCATACACAGTGATCGATCTCGACGACAAAGGCAACAACACGCGCGAACAGCAAGACGTGCATGCACGCATTCTTTCCGCGTTCAGCGACACATACGTAGAGCGCTCAATCAGCGGTCGCGGTTTCCATATATGGTGCAGAGGCGCAATCCCCGACGCTATCAAGCGCGACTCGGTTGAAATCTACACAAGCGAACGATACATGATTTGCACAGGCGACGTTGCAAACGACAAGCCTATTGTGGACAAGCAAAGCCTGCTGCTGCAGCTAGCTGGCGAGATGAAGCCACGTCCAACAAGTAATTTTGTAGATCAAGCCGAAAGCCTCGAGGACGTAGAAATTTGGCGCATGGCCAGCACAGCGGCCAATGCTGACAAATTCGTGGGACTTTGCGAGGGTGCCTGGCATGCAATGGGATACGTAAGTCAGTCCGAAGCCGATGAAGCGTTGTTGTCAATCCTAGCCTTCTACAGTAAGAGCAACGAGCAGTGCAAGCGCATGTTCATGCAAACAGTGTTAGGCGAACGTAAGAAAGCGCATCGACCTGACTATCTAGATCGTTCGCTAGTGCGCGTGCGCTCGACAGAAATTGCGCCTGTTGATCTGTCGATGCTTGCATCTCCCATCAACGCAGCCTTGCCGATCAACAAAGCAAAATCCTTCTCGCGTCCGCCTGGCATTGTTGGCGACGTGGCAGATTACATCTATGCAGCGGCAGTGCGTCCTGTGCCCGAGATAGCTCTAGCGGGTGCAATCGCGCTTGTGGCTGGCGTTGTTGGCCGCTCCTACAACATCAGCAGCACAGGGCTCAATCAGTACGTGATTGTTCTCGCTCCTACAGGCACAGGCAAAGAAGGTGCAGCGGCGGGCATTGATTTGCTAATGACAGCCGTTCGGCAGATTGTGCCGTCGGCTGACACGTTCCTAGGCCCTCGAGCGTTCGCTTCAGGCCAAGGCTTGCTGCGCACGCTTGACCAGCATCTTTGCTTCGTGAGCATTCTTGGCGAATTCGGGATGACGCTGCAACAGATATGCGACCCTAACCCAAACTCTTCACAGCTTGCCCTGCGCCAGATGCTTTTGGATCTCTACTCAAAGTCAGGATGGGCGCAATCCTTTCGTACAACTGCCTACAGTGACAAAGACAAGAACACGAAAGAAGTACGCGCGCCCGCTGTTTCGATCTTTGGCGAGTCGACGCCTGAGACATTCTTTGACAGCCTGTCAGCAACACACATTGCCAGCGGCTTGATACCTCGCTTCTCAATTGTGGAGTACACCGGCCCTCGTGTGCCGAGCAATCTATCGAGCAACGTAGCACCGCCGAAGGCCCTGGTAGACAGCATGGCTCAGCTATGCGCAACAGCGCTCGCGGCGAATCAGAACCGCACTTGCCTTCCCGTTGGCCTGTCGGACGAAGCCGCAGACTTGCTAGCCGCGTTTGACGTCAAGGTGGACAGCAAGATAAACGATGCGGGCGGCGAGACAGAGCGCCAGTTGTGGAACCGTGCGCACTTGAAAGCACTCAAGCTCGGCGCCTTGCTGGCTGTCGGCGAGAACCTGCACTATCCACAAGTGTCCGCCTTACATGCTGAATGGGCAATCGAGTTTGTCACGCGCGAGATTGAGAATACTACTGAGCACTACGCAAGCGGCTCAGTAGGCACAGGCGATCACAGGCTCACACATGAGGTAAAAGAAGCCTTCGCATCCTACCTGATGCTTAGTCCACAACAGCGCATCGACTACAGGGTGCCCAAGAGTCTGCTGCAACATCCTATCGCGCCCTACAGTTACTTCGTGCGCAGGCTGCAAAAGAAAGCACCGTTTCAGCAAGATCACAGAGGCGCAAACAAGGCGCTAGTCGAAACGTTAAACAACTGCGTGGCAACGGGTATGCTAGCGCGTGTGCCACCACAGCAAGCGGCGCAGCAGTTCAGTTCAACA